TTGATGCCTTGGTAGCTAAATCATCTAACTCTTGGTCAGATGCTTCTAAACCTCGTACAGTAGGCAATGCTGTTTCTATTTTCTCGAGGTTACTAAGTGCTTCTCGTGTAACTTCTTTTGCTACACCGGGAATAGGTTCATTTAACTCATTCTCGTCCTGAGACGCAATATCAAACAATTCTTCAAGTTTTTTAGTCATACATCTATTTAGTTACTTTGCCCTACCGTTGTAGAAAAGATCATCTTCGGTAATCACTCTGAAGATTAGTCCTTGTGATTTAGCATATGCATTAGCAGATTGCCACTTAGCATGATTGATTGCGACTGTTAAACGATCTTTTGCACTAGCAACTTTACTTTCTATAATGCTTTGTTTCTTTGGTTTGATCTCAATGATTTCTGCTTTAACTTTTCCTAATCTGTCTTGGTAAACGATAAAAAAGTCTGGTATGTATTTGTGTTGTTTGCCAGTGATTGGATGACGATACGGAATAGCCATAGATTCGGATGCCCAGCTAATGATTTTATCATTTGAATCACAGAAGATCATAAATGTAAGTTCCCAGCCTGATCTATACTTGGGTTTACCTTTACCTACATACTTTTTTATGTTTTTGACTTCGTATAGTCCTTGAGCATACTTTTGTTTTCGTGCCATAGCAACTCAGCCTTATTGTAAGATGTTACGTTGTACTGCTTGATTGGGACTAGGAACAGTACTTACTCCATACAGAGCAGTTTTTGATCGTATTAAATTCAAGTAAAAAGCCATTGTTTGTGATAAATTTAATTTGTTATTTTGTGACTTACCTTGAATATCTTCTAACAAAGTCATTACTTCGACACCAGATTCTTGTGCAATTCTAAATAAAACTGATGCAAAAGCAGATGCAGTGGTTGGGTTTGAAGTTCCCACAAAATATGAGTACACTACCTCCCATTCATTTGATGGCACGGTTAAATCTGCTGTATAGAAATTGTTAAAGATTCGAACTGTTTGATCGTATTCGTTAACTTCAAATGATATTGGCATTATTTGTAATCCGTGAGTTTTGTGACTTGTTTACCAGCTGGGGTAGGTGCGTCTATTATTGTATTGCTATTTGCTCCAGTTGGTTTACCTTGGTTGGCTTGGTTAATGTCTGTTGGACTAGAAGCATTAGTAGGGAAGAAGGCTTCAGCAGAAGGTGTACGAATATTTGGACTGTTTTCTAAACCCGCTGACACAGCCGCTTGTAAACCTTGATTGATGATAGATACCGAACGTGGTATTGGCTGGGGCTCAGGGCCTGGTCGAGTTGTACTACGTTTAAATCTTTCATCATCAAAATTATTCATGCTATCACTTTCAGCAGAGTAATCATTCAATGGACTTGGTGTTCGATCATAATTTGCACCATTACCAAAGCCAGTAACAAAAAGTTCAGGTGATGCCGCATCCATTTTGCCTGTATTATAAGTTACAGTTTCATAATCAATACTCATTGTATTAGTCATAACTCCACCACCTTCAGCATAGTCATATGTATCATGTGCAAATGAAGTTATAATAGGATTAATTAGTGTGTATGCAATAAAATTCTGTTGCCAAAAACCAAACACTGTGATGTCTTTAAAGAAAGGAACTTTTGTGCCATCATCGTTTGTTGAACCACCTCTATAACCATAGTTATCATCTCCAGCAATTGAAGAATTATAAATGTTTCTAGCCTGATATTTTGCTCCTGCTCCTGCGACTCCAAGTACATCTGCTGGATTAATAGAGTCAGCATAGTTATATTGATAGTATGCATTCCACATAGCCGCTATCTGACTTTGATTATCATCATGGAATACTACCTCGATTGGATCGTATTTAATTTTAGTTTGAACTATTCTTTTTCTATTATACTGATTTAATGTTTCAGTATCAAATTTGTAACTAGGTAATTTAACTGACTTTACAAGAATACCGAAGTTATCTCCGGTTGGTGGTGTATATGCTAATTCATTAATTTCAAAATACACATGAAACATGAATTTGACTTTGGGTGCATTGGAATGAGTATTCGGTATGAATATTCTTGCGCCGTGTCTAAAATCTCGTAGATATGTGGTCATTAGTGTTCCTCTATGATATTATTTATCAGAAACAAAAAACCGAACTTAAAATTAATTAAGTTCGGTTTCAATTTGTGTTGCCTAAGCAAAAATAATGTTACGAAACAGTTCCGGATGGGTTACGTGTAGACTGTAATCCGCCTTGTCCTACGCCTGCTCCAGGTAGATTGTCTAAAGAACCACTACCATCAGTTTGAATTGCATTGTCATAACGAATTGTTAATGCGATTGTAACTGCTTCTGATGCACCATAGTTTAGAGTCTGATAGTTTGCTTGTTGTAAGAAACAACCTGCTAATGACCAGTTTTCTAAGACTATTGGAGTATTGATTCCGTTTCCACCGTCTAAGATTTGAATCTCTGTAGAGAACTTGTAATCTGATCCAGAAGCCGCTGATTGTTGCTCGAAGAAATCTAATTGTTTCTGTAACTGAGCGCCAACTGCTTTTGATATTAAACCAGAAGCATCGTCTCTGACGTTGATTGATAAAGGCTGCCAAGTATGTTTACCTGCAAGATACACACGTGAGTTGTATGCATTCAGCGTAATCTCGTCAAACTGTACTTGTGGACGAGCGGCATCAATAACTTGTCTAGTTAAAGTTAATGCTCCCTGATCATCACCTATCGCTCCGAAATCAATAAAGTTCACACGGAACCTATATTGAAGTTTAGGCATCAATAAGCCTTGATTGCTCCCATCTTCGGGTTGTACCGAAAGATTTCTTAATGTATCTGAGGCTGTTGCCATGTTAATCTCCTATTAATGTGACTATATTTTATAGTCTACTTTTATTTATCAAAATATGAGCGACTTCACGCCGCTCATGTATTCTTTTTCTTATGTTCCTGACAATTCACCAGTATTAAAGATTCTAACTGGAATGTATATAAATTCAGCCGCTTTGACTGGCTCAACTGCTATATCAATCCAAAGTTCGTTTCTATCAATTCTCGCTGGAGTATTGTTAGAATCATCACAAACTACTGAGTAGTCATACAATCCACGTTTTGAAATCAAATCTTGGAATAATGTTTCTACTACTGCTGAGATAGACTTTCTTGTTTGTGGATCATTTGGTTCAAAGACAAACGGTCTGGAAGAAATAATTAATTGTCTACGTATGTAAGCAATCAATCGTGCAACGTTAACTCTATCTAAAGCAGATGCTGAATTAAATGATGTTTTATTACCATAGTTCAGTAAGCCTTGACCTGTGAAGAATACCATTGGGTTAATAAAGTTTGTGTACAACACATCTCTAATACCAACACGTGTTCTAATTGGGTTAAACTCACCAGTTTGTGCATCTATGTAACCAATACTTGAAGCATTGTCGATGACACCACGTCTAGTTCCAGCTGGTGCTAACCAAGGATAAGCAATATTATCGTTACGTAAGATAGTTCTGATCATCATGTGTGATGAAGGAACAGCAACAGTAACACCTGATAAATCATTTGTGACACCTGATGGATAGAATAGACCCATGTAAGTATTTCTAGTTACAAGTGCATCTTCTCCAGTGCTAGTAGCGCCTGCTGTGTTAGTAGCCCATGCCTGAATGTCAGTTGCACTATCTTTTAATCTCATTGGCGTATCACCAACGATATAAGAAGTCTCACCTCTATCAGAGTTCAACGCAATCATGTTAGGTTGTAGTTCTGGATAGTTTGGAGTTGCTTGTAAGTTAAAGAAGTTATCATCATCTCTAATAGCAGTGTTGCTATCGATTACTGATTTTAATGATTGTACAACCATTGCTCTTTGAGCCTTACGACCCATGTAAGGTGAACCGTCTGCTTGTAATCCTGAAGCAGTTACCCATGCATCTTTCTGTGCTGGAAGCACTGCTGGGGAAGGGAAACTGTCAGCATTAAAGTAGTTAACTCTGTACTGTTTAACATTGTAGCCTGAACGTCTGCT